GCCCTATACAAGCGGCTTGTGCTTCTGCAGGTTCTGGAGAGATAAAAATTAAATCTCTGGAGCCTTTAAATGAAGAACAAACATTGTGATTGGTGTGACAATCTATTCCAAACTAAATTATCTTATCAGATATACTGTTCGCCAGAATGTAGACAGTCAGCAACTAAAGAAAAGATTGCTCAAAAATATCTGAAGGATAAGGTTAAAAAACGTGCTGGTAAGATTAGACCATGCAAAAATTGTGGCAAACAATTATCAATGTATACAGAAGAAGTTATTTGTCAAGCATGCGATATTAATCCAGATGATGTTAAAGATGCTCTCAAAGAGATTAAGGATATCCTAAATGGTAAAATTAAATTTGACTAAAAAGCCAAAACGTTTCTGTGCTATTGATGCTAGTACAAATAGTTTAGCATTCGCTATCTTTGAAGATAATAAAATCATTGCTTGTGGAAAGATTAAATTTGAGGGCGTATCTACCTATGACAAGGTTATGGATGCTGCCAAGAAGACCAAAGCCTTCTTCGATAAGTTTGATTTTGATACCATCATCATTGAACACACAGTATTTATGAACAGCCCTAAGACTGCTGCACAACTTGCTATGGTGCAAGGAGCATTGCTTGGGGCTGCTTCTATGTCTGGGGTAAAGAAGATTGGTTCCGTATCTCCTATGACTTGGCAAAACTTTATTGGTAATAAAAAACTAACTAAAGAAGAAAAGCATGAAGTTCAGAAGAAGAATCCAGGCAAGTCAGTTTCCTGGTTCAAGAATGAGGAACGAAATATTCGAAAGCAAAGAACAATTAACTTTGTTAATATAAATTATGATAAGCAGTTAGAAGATGACGATGTTGCAGATGCTTGTGCAATTGGACACTGGGCTTTGAAGAATTGGGATAAGGCGTTTGGATACTAATGGCTAATAAGTTTTATACAAATGAAGCATGGTTACGCAAACGATTCCATGTAGATAAGAAAACTCCAGAGCAGATTGCTTTAGAGTGTGGCACTAGCGTAGAAACTATATATGTTTATCTAGCCAAGTTTAAACTAAGGAAGTCAAAGAGATGAAAAAAGTAAGGTCAGTTAAACTACAAGAAACAAAGTTTAGCAGGGAGAGTGAATTGCAAATTGGCAATTTTACTATTGCTAAAGGTGATATCATTAAAATAGAGGGAGAACATGGTGTCAAATTTAAGTTTGATGCTGTTGTGACTAATACTGAAAATGGTAAAGTCTGGGTAGACTGTTTTGAAATGCAGAAGTCAACTGCTACTGCATGGCGTTCGTTTGACCCTGAAAGAGTAAAGCGTATTCCAACAAAGCGAGTAAAGCGAAAGAAAAATGTCGATTGAAGATTTAACAGTTGAACATCTCGATGAGATGAATAAAGTTGTGGAGAAGTATCTCCAGGGTGAAGAGCCTACCCAAATCTCTAAAGAACTTGCAATGCCAAGACAAAAGGTAGTTGCTCACATTAATCAATGGCGTGTAATGGCTTCTGACAATGCTGCTATTCGTGCTCGTGCCAAAGAAGCATTGGTGGGTGCAGATACACATTATAATAAATTAATTAGTAAAGCATACGAAGTTATGGATGATGCTACCACTGTTGCTAATCTCGGTGCCAAGACTGCTGCAATTAAACTTGTTATGGATATTGAAAGCAAGCGTATAGACATGCTACAAAAGGCTGGTCTACTTGAGAATAAAGAACTGGCAGAAGAGATGCTAGAAATTGAACGTAAACAAGATATCCTTGTTGGTATTCTTAGAGATATTGCAAGCGAATATCCGCAGGTACGAGATGAGATTATGCGAAGACTATCACAGGTATCTAAAGAACAAGAGGTAATTACAATTGTCAATGTTCAATGATTTCTTTGAAGTCCTAAAGAGTAATGTATTTGCAGAGAATCCAGTAGATGTAAAAACATTTGTTGAAGGTGAAGACTATCTAGGTCAGCCATCGCTATCTCAAATACAGTACGATATTGTTGAAGCAATGTCTCAAATCTATAGGCTAGAAGAAGTTGTTGAATTACTTGGTGAAGAAGAAGGTCGTAGATACTACAATAAGTATACTAAGAATGAAGTAATCCTACAACTAGGAAAGGGTTCTGGTAAAGACTTTGTTTCTACAGTTGCTTGTTGCTACATCGTTTATAAATTACTTTGTCTTAAAGACCCTGCTCGTTATTTTGGTAAACCTACTGGTGACGCTATTGATATTATCAACATTGCGATTAACGCACAACAGGCTAAAAATGTTTTCTTTAAAGGTTTTAAAAATAAAATTGAACGTTCGCCTTGGTTTGCTGGCAAATACTATGCAAAGGTAGATAGTATTGAGTTTAATAATGCTATTACTGTTTACTCTGGTCACTCTGAGCGTGAGTCTCACGAAGGTCTGAACCTTCTTCTAGCAGTATTGGATGAGATTTCTGGTTTTGCTAATGAAGTTGGCACTGGTAATGAACAAGGAAAGACTGCAGACAACATCTATAAAGCCTTCCGTGCCTCTGTAGACAGCCGCTTCCCAGACTTAGGCAAGGTAGCCCTGCTATCCTTTCCACGCTATCCTGGAGACTTTATTAGTCAGAAATATGATTCAGTAATTGCAGACAAAGAAGTGGTCGTAAAGAAACATACTTTCATTATGAACCCTGACCTACCAGAAGATGCAGAAGGCAACAGTCTTGAGATTGAGTGGGAAGAGGATACTATTTTATCTTACAAATTTCCTGGAATGTTTGCTATTAAAAGACCAACTTGGGTAGTCAATCCCACTAGAAAAATTGACGATTTTAAGTTAGCGTTCTACACAGACCTTGGAGATGCTATGCAACGTTTTGCTTGTATCCCAACCTATGCTTCAGATGCGTTCTTTAAGCAGCAAGAAAAAGTTCGTGCAACCATGACAATAGTTAATCCAATAGACTCTAACAAACGTTTTATGGAATCATTTAAACCAGACCCAGATAAGAAATATTTTGTTCATGCTGACCTTGCACAAAAGCATGACAAGTGTGCTGTTGCGATTGCTCACGTTGAAAAGTGGGTAAATGTCCAGGTAGTTAAAGACTACGCACAAGTAATGCCTATCGTAGTGGTAGATGCAGTAGTCTATTGGGAACCACGCATCGAAGGTCCTGTAAACCTATCCGAGGTTAAACAATGGATTCAGAATCTACGCAGACTAGGTTTTGATTTAGGAATGGTTTCTTTTGACCGCTGGCAATCGTTTGATATCCAGAATGAATTAAAGGCTGTTGGTATTCGTACTGAAACTGTTTCTGTTGCTAAGAAGCACTACGAGGATATGGCTATGCTTGTGTATGAAGAAAGACTTGCCATGCCAGCCATTGACTTATTGTTCGAAGAACTGACTGAGTTGAAGATTATGAAAGGTAATCGTGTAGACCACCCTCGTAAGTCTTCTAAGGACTTGGCGGATGCTGTTTGTGGTGCTATCTTTGGTGCTATCTCTCATACCCCCAGAGACTTAAATCAGATGGTAGAGATTCACACTTTCCGTGACAGGAAGAAGACCGAAGAGATGCATGAGTTTGACAAGCGTAGCATTATTGAACGCAACAAACCAGACCAAAAAGAACTAGATTCATACTTTAAACAGTTTAACATTAATGTAATCTAGTGGTATAATATTCTTGTTGGACACTTCCAACTAGGAGATTACAAATTAATAAAAAAACCCCAAGATTTATACTAGCAATATTCTTAGCCTTTTCTTGTCTATTCTTTCCATCAACAGCCTCTGCAGAAACAAGGGCTGAGTATGATGCAGTTGTAGCAGAAGCACAGGCTTTAGTTGATGCTACCAAAACTGCTTTGACAGTTGCTCAAGAAGCATACCAGACAGCCTTGAATGAAAAGGCTACAATAGATTCCACAGTAGAGTCAAACAAAACACTTTTAGATAATGCAATTTTAGATGTTCAAAGCAAGCAATTTCTGGTAGACAAAGCAGAGGTAGCCTTAGACTTGGCTAGGGAAGACTATAACACAAAATTAATTTCAGACCCCAATTGGATTAGACCTGATAAAGAGGTCACACAAACCATTGATGTTCCATATACAGTTCAAGTTCCATATACGGAGTTAGTTCCAAGAACAGAATTTGTACCGAGAACAATCTTAGTTCCTAATACAAGAATGGAGTCTTACCTAGATTATGAACCAGTTGAAGTCACAACTCTGGTTCCAGGTGGACTTACAGCAACTTCTTACAATAGACAGGGGTATAACAATGCCCCACCACTACCAACAGAAACAGAGACACCACTATCTACACAAAACGTATCTAATATTAATTTTCAATGGGGCAGTGGTTTGGTTCTAAACTCTGGAAAGACTGAAGATGTTTTAGTAAAGTTTGAAGGCAACTTGATGGTTCCACAAGATGGATGGTATAGTTTTTACGCTCCAGGAGATGAC